TTGATATAATACTTACGAAATCCATAACATTATAATCCCACTAAGTTATATGTTTTGGCAATAGCAAGCATTATCTAGTTAAGCCTTTCGATTGTGTAAACGCCTGTTCTGGTCGTGTCAGTGTTGATATTCATAGTGCCAGAAAAACCAGCGTTGCGGAATTTAATACTGAGAAAAGTCTTTCCAGAATAAGTGCCTGAATTGAAATCAAGGTGATGATCTTCACCATTATTGATGGTGCTTATTCGCCCGCTACCAAATTCCCCTATGCTCGTAGTATAAGCATTGGCAGAAGTCCCTAAGTAACACGCCCATATTAGGTTGTCATTGTTGGTCATTCCAGACAAAGCTCCCTCAAGCATATACAACCTGTAATTTTTATTGGCTTCTGCCTGGAACACCAAGTAATTCATGCCGTTCCAAGCAACGGAACTCCCTCCTGGAGAACCAGTCGTAGCGGCTGACAACCTCGAATTAGAAGCGACAAGTTTGCCTGACGGATCAGTTGGGTATATCCTGTAACCATTAGAGTCAGTAATGACACTCGCAGATGGCGTAGACGCCATGCTCGTTGGCAAGTATATGTTCGCAGTTGTATGCCCTATCCTGCCTTGATTTACTGATAATGCGCTTGCAATCGTGCTAGCACCAGTAACTATGATTGCGAGTAGTATTGAGTTAGCCGGGAATGTAGGGGAAGCTGCATTGTTCGACACTTCGCTATACGTAATTGCACCAGTGTTATCTACATAAACATACGTGTCCTTTGACGCTGTGAATGTACGTGACGATACGGCTGCAACTACAACACGAGTGCCGTTAATATACACAACGCCAGCAGTCATCGAAGCTATGCGGTTAACGCCGTAGCTATCCCCTGTCCATATACAACCTGATATCACAAAATCATAAAGCACTTCGTTGCGGAAGCCGACCATGCTTGTGTTGCTGTCCATCTCCGTACCATCAGCAAGCCCAGCAAAGTTAGCATTTACTTTTGCGCTTTCAATCTTGGTATTAGCTGTGAATGTGTACATTAGGCGTACTCCTTAACTATCATTTTAAGGCGATCATTGGTGTCCTGTTGCCAATTATTAGCGTCTGGTTTGCATTGTATCTTAAAGCTTACGTCACCAGTAGTAAGCAACGCATTGCCTTTCGCTTTCTCAAAGTGCCACTCAAAGTTATGTTCAGTGTGTTCCGCTAGCGTGTTATAAAAATGATAGTTTGTAGGCGTATTATTGACCGATCCCGCTGATAACCTGAATTGCACACCGCCAGCAACGCCTGTTTTATACCCAGATATTTTTGCAGTCACAACTATCATTTTGGCTCGCATAATTTTTACTACTCCGACTGCACCTGTTATATCTACCCATGCGCCAGTAGCAGCTATGGTTTGAGCTGATCCTGTTGTATCAAAAGCGGTAGTGATTAGGACATTGCTATTGTGATTGCCAATATGATTATAAAGTGGGTCGGCGTCATATTGCACAACACTCGTTACCGAAGTGCCGTCAGTCACTACTTTGGCTACTCGAAAATAGTCCGTTGCTAAAGTCATACCGCTTGAAGCACCGTTGGCAACGCTGGTGTAATAATACACACCTTCATAGACGTCTATATACGTATCTCGACTGGCGGTACAAACATAGTTCGTGTTAGGCATTTCCCAACGCTTGCCATTGTGGTCAATATACACCCCAGCAGATATCGCAGTCGTTAGCGTGCCAGAAGTAGCTGGGGCTAATCCTGATACGATATGCGCCCACATGGTGTCCTTACGCATTTGATCCATGTTGACTGCAGTTTCAACATATGAACCATCGGCTAAACCCTGAAAGTTTGAGTTTACCTTTGCGCTATCTATGATTGTATTTGCCGAAAAAGTGTACATTATGCAGCCTCGTAAGTGTAAATTCCTGTAATATAGTCGCCATTTCCCCAGGCGAATGGTTGTGGTATAGAACCAGATATGTAAGCACTCCTGCCAGAAGCCGAGGTACTTGCATAAGATATTTCTACATAGCCCCCTGCACTACCAGCAAGCTCAAACATACCGAGATAAGCTTGTGTTCCTAAATCCTCAAAGTAAGCTGTGCCTACGCCACACTTTGTATGCGATATAGAAGCCACTGGGATAGAAAACCTAACAACGCCAGTACCAAACGAGGTGGTAGACCCTAATGTAATACTGAACCTACATATAACTATTTTCCCTATTTGCACATATTTGCAAGCGAACGTTCCGTTACCTATGCCTGGAGAACCACCGCCACTAGCACTAATGGTTGGAACCCATGTAGTCCATGCCCCACCAGTACCGACAATAGCACTAAGCGCAGTATCAGCTGCTTGCAATTCAGTAAAGTTGGAGTTTATCTTCGCACTCTCAATGACTGTGTTTGCGCTGAATGTGTACATTATTCCGCCACCGCTGGATTATTCACTGTCTGACTCGCTTCCAAGTTACGATTAATATCTTCGATCCGTTTTGATACATCTGGTGGGGTAGTCGAACAAAAGATTGTGCATTTGTTAGGTGATCGTTCAATGCGCACTATTTGCAATACAGGGCTGCTCAAGTCTTGTATATTGAAGTCCCAATAGTCAACGTCCCATTCTGATATATCCCATAATGTCGGGCCATAACCTTCTACGTTACGAATACCGATCATCTGCCCCAACGTGATACTTTCAATATCCATACCACGTACAGGATCAAGGCTATTATCTAACACCGTAACACTTAAACGCAATTCGGGCGCACGGTTTTCATCGAGGATTGAATTAGCTATTGCGGTTGCTGTCGCTGCAACTGTTACACGTTGATCTACATACCTATGCACTTTCGGGCCGTATAGCTCAATACTATCTGGGGCTGTGTACACCCTGAACAATGGGGGATCGCCACCGCCTGTAAAGTAAATAATGTTCTTGATATCCTCGGTTCGCTTTTCAGGGCTGATCGTGATTATATCCTTGCCCATCGTGAATTCGTAATCCGACACGTTAGCCTTAGGGTGGAAGTGCACCAAGTTGGTTGATTGATCTATGTATAAGTACCAACCAGCCGGGGCAAGCTCTAAGCATTTTTTGATGCCCTCCCATATTGTATTGGTGTTGAATGTATAACTCACAACCGTGCCTGTATCTTCTATACTATCAACATCGTAAGTTACGTTCCCACCCCTCGACACGTAATCGTCTAAGATAGCTCGCAATATGTCAGATGGATCGTAACTGTTATATGCAACTGTCGTAGAACCAGTAGTTTGGTAGACGTTGAACCATAGATCTTCGCCTGTGCGTATTGTGTAGTAACTATAATCGCTGCCCATGAATGTTGGGTATTTATCCCCATAATATTGAACTCCGTCAGCGTAACCACCAACCGTACTGCACCCAATCTGAATTGCGTTATAAAACCCACCAAACAAATTCGTATCAGTGCATTGAACCTCAAACCAATACGTTTCGCCGGCTGCAACATCAATCGGCGTCGCAAAATTGAACGAATAAACCGCTTGTGCGCCAATCGTTATGTTGGCAGTAGCAATACCTAGGGTTGCGCCGTCAACATCGTAACTGAAATTTTCTGTTGCAGCCGGCGTACCAGAACGAACTATCATCTTTGCTGTTGTCGAAGCGTAAACAGCGTTTAGCTTGACTTCAATACGATTGATTGATCCTGTCGTGGCAGCCTCAAAAGTTTGAGCTTCCACTCTAGCGATGGCGGGCGATCCTGGCTGCAAACCTATGTTCCTGGTTATGTTAGAACTTGTCTGCGCTACATCTGTTAACTCACCACCCTGAATAATGAAGCTGTCGAGCTTTGCGCCGAAGCCCCATATATCTATTTCTACCTTTTCGTCATCGTCAAAGACAGGCGTGTAGCTGGATATGTAGCCTGTGAACAAAGGTGTGCCATTTACTTCATCAGCGTCAATTGCGTATATGCGGACTATGTAATCAAAATCAACATCTATGCCCTCGCCGAAGTCATCAGCCGGGCGAGCTAGTACTACCCTGACTGTTGAGCCAGCCGAGTTGATCTGTTCGCTTGTGCCGTACTCGCTAACTACGTCATTCCAAACGCCAATATAGTTGTCTAGTTGATCGTAGACTTTATACAGGTATTCTTTCTGCGCTGCCATTACAAGTCCCTACGTTTATATTCCAATTTAAGCGTCAACGTTCTATGTACGCTAAAGCTGTTCTCTTGCGCAACGAATGCCGAGCCAGGCTCGAAGTCTAAGAACACGCCACTGAAGTCTACTGCTGCGCCGTTTACTTTAACTGTTTTAGCTGTGTTATCAATTACAAGCACATCGCCGATAGTCCACACTCTCGTAACTTTAATGTATTTGCCAGTAGTCGGGTTGATTATCTTTATGTGATCTGACACGTTGGCTGTTGAAAAGTTTGTAAGCGTAACGGTTAAGCGTGGGCTGGCTTTGTAGCTGCCTTGGATAACAGGAACGATTATTTCTGTTGAGCTTGCAGTAGTGATACCAACGGCGTTGGTTGCTGTTGTGTAGTTGGGATCTTCGCCGTAAGGTGTTGACGCTACGAACGTAACACTGAACTGCCCCCACGTTCCACTTTGTTCTTCTGTCCAGCTCGTTTCATCAGCCGTTGCGATATAGTTTCGCATTGATCCTGCTTGTGGGATTTGTAATAATGCTTCCCTCGGCTCAATATATCGGAAGAAGTTACTATACCGTTCCTCGAATTGCTCCCTAGAATTGCCTTTGATATTTCCAGATATCGTTATTACTTTGTTCTCGTAGTTAGAGTTGACGAGCTTTTGCCCATCAGCTTTAGCCAAGCTTAATCGGTTGGTGTTACGTTTAGCTCGCTTGTGCGGGTCAAGCCTGTTGATCTCAACGCCAGCAAGACTTGTTAAATCTACATGATCAAAGAATATACTATTCCACATTAGCCGATACTCCCTGCAAGGGTGGTTAACGCCTTGCCACTTAATTCTTGGTTCTTACTCATCTTAGCAAAGAAGTAATCTGCTGTTTGCTCGCTATCAATTGAGATCGTGCCAATGTTGATAGTTGAGTTGGTGCTGCTAGGAACTTGCTGCTGCGAACCAACCATGCCTTGAGCCATTTGTGCTGACTGAACAGGGCTGACGTTGACTGGCGGAGTAGTTAATGCTTGGAGCGAGTTTTGTACGGTTCCTATGGTGCTATCTATACCTTCGACAAGACCAAGCCCCATGTTTTCACCTATGCCCATGAACGCTCTACTAGGCGAGCGTATGCCGAGGAACTTTTTGACAGTGTTGATAGCACTCGCTGCGATATCCCTCATTATTTGCACAACCCTGCCGGCACTGGCCTGAATACCGTTTATAAGCCCTTGTATCATATTATGACCTATGTTCGCCATGCTTCCTGGCGATAATATCTGCGCTAAAGTCCTTCCAATATTCTGCGCTGCTTGGCCTATGCCGATTACGCTGTCTATAATCCCCTTCACAATTGATTTCATCAGCTGCAACGTAGCCATTACTAAAGCTGTTTGGAATGGTGCGCTTGTTAATGCAGCCACAAGGTTCTTGATTATAAGCGGTATAGCGTTTATGAGTGCAGGTATGATAATCGGGATAGCATTCACAATTGCGATAAGCAGTTGTATAGCACCAAGTATCAACGCTTGAAGTGCAGTGGGGTTTGTCAGCCCATTCACCAAAGCGTTTATGATCGTAGGCATAGCTTGAGCTATTGTCGTGATTATTTGGGGCAAGGCCACTACAATGGCCAGAAATAGCTTAATGAAGCCATCTATGAGTGACGGCAATGCGCCAAGCAACACGTTGACTACCGAAGGGAACGCTGCGACAAGTGCGTTTAACAATGACGTTATGGTGTTCAGGAACATAGGCAATATGGTAGGTATAGCTGACGCAAGTGCAGGCACAATGGCAGCAAGCAATTGGCCGAGGCCGTCGACTATCTTTGGCAATATAGCAATTATTTGCGGTACGGCAATCTCAATAGTGTTGAGTAAGGAGTCAATGAACGTGCCAACATCGCCTTGGCCTGACATAAGATTATCAAAGGCCTTTTTGGTGGTGTTCAAACTACCGGCTAATGTGTTGTTTTCTTTAGCGTAGTTACCAGCGTACTTGGCTGTTTTCTCCATAAACATTTGCTGCGCAAGGCCGACTTTTTCTTGAATAGACATTTCCGCTGTTGTTTTGTTAATCCCTTTGGATAGCGCATAAGCACCAATCGCTGTATCGTTCATCGCTACGCCAAGGTTATCCATCATAGTGAAGTTGCCCTTTGCCATACCAGCAACGGCTTCAAGAGCTTCTGTCGTGCTTATACCCATGATCGAAGCAATATCAGAAGCACGCTGCATTGACTCGGCACTCATATTCATTGACTGCTGGACAGTGAACCCTGCGCCTTGGAATAACGAACCCATTTTGTTAGCACCCTGTAAAAATTCAGCTTGGGATAACCCCGCACTTGAGTAAGCGTCTTTGGCTTTGGCTTTTATAGTGTCGGCGTATTGCCCGAATACAGCTTCTGAACCACCGAGCTGCTGTTCTAATTCTGCCCCAGCCATCAACATCTTGGTTGTTAATGCGCCAATAGCTACGCCACCAGCAACCATGGCTGCGCCAGCTACTTTAGCAAACGTACCGAAAGCACCGGCCATCTTACCGCCAAAGCTATCAAGTTTAGCACTCGTGTTTGCGCTTGCAGTGTCGAACTTACTTGTATCAAGCCCTAGATCATAATGAATTGAACCAACGCTTGTGCTCATTTCCTAATACCTTTCAATACTTTGGCCTGATCGATATACTTGTTAGCTCCTTGAGATTGATCCTCAAGCTTCCCGATTACTTCTCTGGCTTCTTTGCCGGCCATGCCAGCTGATACTTCGAGAATGCCGTTAAGCCTTTCGCTCGCTTCTATCCTATACATCGAGTTGACAAGACTAAAAAACGACACCGCAAATTCACTCATGGTTTGGTTCAGCGTATAACCGTAAAACCTTATGAATTGCGGTACGATCATTAGCCAATCCTCTCGGCTTTTGGGTCTGTGCCAAATTGCACCCCCTGCTCTTTAAGCTCCTTGCTTTCGCTTGGTGTGACTTGTTCCATAATCTGCGTAATGATATCTATGTTTGTTTGCATATCAAGGCTAACGCCTTTTAGTTCTGGTATAAGCTCGCCGAATACATACTCCAAATCCTTTTCAGCAGTATTGATATCGTCAATCGTGTAATCGTTAGAGTTCTTGAATATGTTGCCAAGCTTGCTAAGTATAAAGATATGAGATAGCTTTGGTGGCTTGCACATGGTCTTTTGCCCTTTAAGTTCGATCTCGAACTCCTTTGGTTGCAGGTCTGATATATTAAGTGCCATGTTATTCTCCTAACTGATTAAAGTTGTGTTTCTATACGTTAATTGTACAGTAAGCTTGTATATTTTGTTATACTCTAAATCCCTACTGACTTCCTCAATATCACCGATTACTAACATTGTATAGACAAAAGCGTTCGCTTGATCTGTTGAATGCATTCTGTGAATGAACCGCTTTATATTTTCTAGCAACTGGATTGCTTCTTGCGATGACGTGTTAGAAACGAATATATTAAGTGCGCTCTCCTCAATCGGCACGTAGTTGCTCAAGGTTCCACCGATACGTTCTACCCATATTCCGTTTGTGTTCTCTGGTAATTGCCCTACAAATACATCTACATTGATTGTGCCGAACCCTGCGTTGGCTAAATATGTTGCTAAATTGTACCCGATATCCATTATGCTCTGCTCTCCATTCTGCTAGAATGCTTTTTAAGTGTCATTTTTAACTTCTGGACTTGCTTGTCCCCGGCACGCTTTAAGTAATGCTTGCCTGTTCCGCTAGTGGTGTAATTGCGGACTCTACGACGGCTATCACCACCAAATTCCTGAAAGCGTGCGTACTCGATCCAAAAGCTTACTCTGTGCGAAAGTAATTTGCGCTGCTGCGTATCGCTGCTACGGCGTAACTCACCGCCCTTGAACGGCGCACTATTACGAGCGTCAATCAAAGTATCTTTGGCAGCTTCGCCAATAGCTTGATCAAGCAATAGTTTTGCTTTAACGCTAAACTGTGGCATTCGGTCGGTTATTTTAGCTGATGACGCCATACTTGAGCAGCTCCACTTTAATAAATTGAACGGCTTGTTCTCGCAATCGGCGTGCTTTGATTACTCGCTCGACCCGAAAGAACTCGCCCTCGAATTTGATTATGTCTTTGCGATCAACGCCACTATCAGCCTCGAACCAAGCCATAGCGTCGGAATTGATCTGTTCGTTGTTATCTGTAACTTGTTCAGTGATATAACGGAAGTGGCAAGGCAACGCCGTTTCGGTAGAAGCTGTGTAATCGCCATAAGCGTTCCTGGTCTTTGTGACCTGGTAGGCTGTATGTATCATTGGTGGCTTCACGTTATACCCCTGGGAATAAGTATTTTAGCTTGTCAAGTGCGTTCTTAGTCTGGCTGTCCGAGAATTCTACGCTGTACCCTTCAATGCTTTCACGTTTCACGTTATCAGTGTTGCTTAGTTCGTTCTCGATTGAAGCGAGCAAAGCGTCTTTTATGATCGCTGTCATGTTGGTATCGGCGTAAGTGGAAAACTTAGCTGTCAAAGCTACGTTGTTTATGCCCCGGCTAAACTTGCCGTTTCGGTATCGTAGCATAGTCTTTACAGTGTAGTTTACAGGTTCAGTAGTATAATCGCTGCTATCGAACGTATATTCTTCATTAGTGTCATCATCAACGTATTTAAGGGCTGTTATATCAGTGCAAGGATCAATAGATAAGTGCTGCACGCCACCGTCATAATAACGTGTGCTTGCGTCTACCGCCTCAACACTGCTTCCGATTAGCCTTTCTACGTACGCCTGATTTGCTGCGTTTATTATTGCGAAGTCGCTCGCTTCTCCGCTCGTTAAACTCCTTCCAATTCTCGCCTCTAATTCGCTCTGTGCGATCAATGCCATTTGCCATCTCTCCTACTCTTAATATAGCCCTGTGCAGATAATTTCTTAACATAAGCTAATTGTAGCACACTAAACGAAAAACAAGCCCCGATATACATCGTGCGACTTGTTTATTCGTGTAACTTATCCGATTAGGATATGTTGACTGGCCCGACTCGACCAAGCAAGCGACCATCAGTTGCGTTTCGGCTTTCATCAACTAACGCTGTGAACGTTACTTCGTAAACTGATTGTTCATCAATCTTGTACGAGAACGATACGTTATCAGAAGATACGACCTTAAACAATGTGATTGTTCGTTGGTTATCAGAGTTTTTAGCTTGCGGAGTTATCACTAATTCTAGTGCGTCATCACGTAAGCTATATCCAGCTTTGTTACCAAAGTGAAGGTGATCATCGGCTGAACCGAGATCGTAATCACTTTCGGGTAGTGCGTAAGCTAGAACTCCAGGTGTGATCTCTGCGAGTTTGAGCTTTACAGTTGCCTTTTGACCAGCAAGTACGTAGTCTACCGGAGTATTTCCGTAAATGTCAGTTTTGACTTCTGTGAACTCTCGCTCGATTTCAATCTCTACACCGTCAACAGTGTGACCAAGGTCAACACCGCCAAGAGTAATCCGGCTTCCAGCAGCTACATATAGGTTGCTAAGATTAGCCATTCTTTACTCCGTTCTATTAGCTTACAGTACCAGTACCGATGATAGTGAACGCACCGTTGAAGCGAGTCTGCGGTACTGCCCGAAGGGTAGCACGCATAGCCCAGCTGTCTTGGGTGATAAGGTTGATATCCGTACCACCAGCGTCTTTAACAACACCAGAGTCGAAAACCTTAGTTTCAAGTAGACGTTTGACGTGAACTTTAATTCGGCTCAAGTCACCGTAAGCTGCGAATGCTTTGTTAGCACTGATAGCACCAACTTCTGGCATTACGTCTACGAGTTCTACTGGGACACCATCAATGTTTGGAGTTACTGACTGGCCAACGCCACCGAATAGGTAAGCACCAGTTCCAGCACCTTCACGTGATTGGCGTAGCAAGTTCCATACAGTTGGGTGCATGAAGTATCGGCCATTCGTACGAGCAGATGAAGCAACTTTGTATCGTGCGTTCATAGCGTCGTTAGCGTCAAAATCAGTTATAGCAGAACCAACAGTTTGGGTCTTGTAAGCGTCAGCCAATGCAGGAGTCAATAGACCATAAGCCGAGCTAGTGAATACTAATTCGTCAAATAATCGTGCCCTTGCACGTGCAATTTCAGTTGTAGCGTCTGCAAACATATCAATTGCGCTGTCCTCAACGATTTCACTCGTCATTACGAGGGTAGCGATATATTTGTTTAGAGCTACGGTTGCAGCTTGGTAGGTCAGCTTCTGTGCGTTTTGCGCTGTAGCTTCACCAGTCTGCGTGAATTGGATAGTGTTAGTACCTGAAAGCATAGTAACGCTATCTCGATCCGTTCGGCGGATATCAGCAAGACGTGCAACTACACCATAGTCCTCGGTCAATCGTTCTACTTCAGCGATGAACTCTGGGTCCGGTACAAGTGAACCACCATCAGCAGCAGTAGTAACATTCTGGTAATCAGACTTGTTAATGTCTTGCCATGCTTTACTTACGTAAGCGTTGTATTCGCTAATGCCCTGTGCGTCATTGCTTTTAACGGCTTTGATTGCACGTGCAAAACGAATTTCTTTTGGTAGGCTTCCTAGACCTTTGTCTAGAACTTTTACTTTTTCGCTATCTTCGTGGATAGCTTTCTTTTCTACCTTTTCAGACTTTTCAGCCATGATATCTGCAACCTTTTGGGCTACATCTTCGGCAGTTGGAACAGATATTGACTCGGCAGCCTTCTTAGCAACAGCTTCGACTACTTGATCGTCAATCTCGATCTTTTGTGTATCATTCATTAGATACTCCTTTTTTTACGACCTTTATTACTTTTTCCACTTGGTGATCGACCACCTGCGCTTGGCGCAGCACTACGTGGAGGGTTTTTAGCCTATCCTCTGGGGTTTCATCATCAGGTGTGACTGTGACTACTTCCTTTAAGGTGGCAACCAACGTTTCCAACGTATCGATATCCTTATTTAACTGCGATACCCCAGCCTCTTTTTCCAACATCTTGCGAGCGTACATATTGCCGAGTGATCGCAATTCTGCTTGCTGCTCGCCTGACAATGACTTGCTTGCTACCAATGCCTCCTGATTGGCCGGTACAGATACAACGCTAAACTCTTTCATATTCATCTTGGCAATAGTGATCCCATCTTCTGCCCATTCTTTCACAACACCGCCAATTGATACTGCGTTGAGGTACCCATCAACAATGTAATCGTAAACCTTACGTGCAAAGTCGTCTTTTAGGTAGAACTTGGCGCGAGCCATAAGTTTACCGCCTTCTTTCCAGACCTTAGTAGCTTTGGCGATTGGTAGGTTAAAACCATCATGCCCCCAAAGAACAACAGGGTTCTTTTTGAAGTCAGCGACATCTATACCTTCTACGTTGATCCGTTCGCCGTGAGCATCAATAGCGTTTGTTGAAACTACAAACTCTACTTCACCTTCCGTAAGCTTGCTGGCCTTTTCTATAATTCCATGTGCTTTAACGTGCATTTATGTAAACCCTCCTTAAAAAAATGCGCATGAAACTCAGCCCTTAATTGGGCGAGCGTCATGCGCTTCTGTTACCTTTTTATCATAGTTGAAATTGCTTTGCAAGGTGTTTTCGTAAATATGATATTCGTATATCTGTTTGCAATTGCTGTGTGGGCATTTAATAGCTGCGATCATAACCGTAGCTTTTGCTAGTAGTCGGCCACACCCCTTGCACCGAACGTCTATCATTTGTTAGCTGCTGTATCAGCATCATCTGCTGCATCGACTTGTCTTTTACCCATCGTATTAGCCTGAGTATTCGCGTCTGAGTATCCCCATACAGCACTTGGTACAACCGAGAAGTCGGACTGAACCATAATCTGTGAAGGTTGTCCCTCATCCCAGAGGTCAAGACCAGCAACTTTGTTACCAGTTCCAGCATCGTATATATCATCGACGAAGAAGTAGGCTCCAGCGGTAGCAGTGACCCCAGTAATACGGACCTGAGCGTACCGAGCTACTGATCCTGAGTAATAGGCTGATATGTTGAACGGTAACCAAGACCCTGTAGTCGTTGGGAAAGTGTATGTTGCGTCCGGGGTGGCTGTGAGAAGCGTTCCCGGCAAGAAGAGTTCAACCTTGAGGGTTCCGGATGAGAAGGTAGCGTTGCGCTGGATATAGCCGAATATACCCACCTGTGCGGCAGGGTTGGCTGGGATCTTGAATACCCAGCTAGAGCCGACTGAGGCGTTCTCTGGCTTACTGACCAGGGCAAGTGAGCCAACAGTTCGTACTGTGGTATCTGTGAGGCCCGACCCGCTGGACCACCACTGACCGTAATTAGTAATCCACCGATGTTTAGAGGTGTTACCATCCATATTCTGAAACTTAGCTATGCTGGTATCGAGCTGGTTAAGGTAGTTTGAGTGAAGTGTAGATGAACCGAACGTACAGGTGTTAAAGTAGTTTTGATTGAGTGTGCCTGTGACCGCAAAAGTGTCTACGGTGTTTGTACCGATAGTACCAAAGTTACAGTTGTTAAACACGTTCCCAATGGCAGAGGAGAAGTATACAGCGTTTTGTCTACAAGCGTTGGCAGTACAGTTGTTAAAGGTATTTGCAGATGAGGAGAATATACCAAATACATACCCAGCAGCAGAGTTTATTGCATTGCCCCCGTAAGAGTGGCAGTTGTTGACTGTGTTTCCTATTGAAGTAAATCCCCATGATATTAACGCACAAGAGAACGTACTTGATGGGGCGTTGTATTGAAAGCACCAGTTAAGAGTTTTGTTACTCGTACCATTACCACTTATTCCCGACTGAGCAGAGTAGTTTGAACCTCCCATGTTGTATAGGGTGATACCAGTGTGAGTTTGGGCGGTTCCATCGTTCTGTCTAAGCAAGAGACAACCACGACCAGTAATTGATGCCTGATACAAAACTAACCCATCGAATGTGGAGAGGCTAGATGGTGTGAGTGTGAGTGATTTACCAGAGCTAGAGTCACTATACTCCATTCTTGTGTAATCGAAAGATGAGTTTACGCTAGAGGCGTTGTTTATCCACCAGCCTCTCGTGTTGGTTAGAGCCTTTATTACTACGTTTCGGGTTAGGTTATTCATGTATGAACCGACTGCGTGAGTTTGGGTTAGTGCAGCTTCGGCACCCCCAGCCGTGTTACTCAGCACGAATGAGGTACTAGAGTTTCGGGTTATGATAAACCGAGTCTCATTCTTTAAGTAATCCGTAGCACCACCAAGTACAATCTCGTCTCCAACCTGAGCATCCCAAGCTGTTTGAGTAATGAGTGGACTGGCTGCCGTACCTAGACCAGAGGCGTAGGTTGTGTAAACATCACAAGTTGCTCCCGTAGTTAATATCTGCCCACCATAAGATGTAGTACCAGAAAATATACCTTGCTCACCGTTAGATGTTGGGCTATCTATTATAAGCGTGTTAATTATCGACTTAGTAGCAGAACCTCGCATGTCGTACACACCATCGTTACCTACCCATACGCTGCCTTTTAGCTGTAGAGTGGTATTAGCCGAAGTGTCAAACTTGAACGTACCACCGTTACCTATTGTCAATGCAGCGTTCATAAACTGTGTACTCGCCCCACCTAATGCTGCTGCACTACCCCAAGCATTAGATGTTCCACTAATCGTACAAGTTTTAGGTGTAAACCCAGCGTTATGGAACCCACCAACCCATAAGTCATCCGTTGCACCAATGGCTGCTGCCGTGTCATAAGTGAACTGGAACCATAGGTTTGTAGTGGCAAGTTTAAGTTGACCAAGCGAGCCAGTACCTACTGTATTTTTAACTCTGGCGATATAAGCTCCTGCTGCTAGTGTTGTGAACTGGTACGGAGTAGTGAAGCGAGCGTAGTTAAATCCTAGTTTAATATCTGCATAGTTGAGTGTCACTGTAGCTTTAGAGACACCAGACTCCATGATTTCTATAGTCAAGTTACCTGAGTTCGATACTGATGGAACTGTTGCTATGTTAATCCAGCAACCAGTAATTTTATTAGTGAGGTTAGGGGCGGTCACCCCGAGAGAAGACACACCACCTGTCGTGATGTTTACAGGAGTACCAATAATAGCACCACTACCAAGCATAGTATCGTGAACTCCTGCACTAACGTAGGTTACGAGTGCCACTAGCTAATCTCCATTCCTACTTCTAAATCTTGACTTTTTTCATATTCCGCCTGGTAAGCTTGTAGTTTTGCAGCTATTTCTGCTACAGCGTTGCTTGGTGAGCATTCTACTGTCTGGCTAGTGAGGACTGTATTGCCGTCATCATCCAAGATGTCAAATGTAAAGTGTTGATTTAGGTTTAGTGTAAGTTCTGATTTTGCTGTGATTATTGCTTTCATATATTCCTTTCTAGTAGTAAGTTAATGAGGCCACTAAGGGCCCAGCGATATAACCTTCGGGGGCTGCTTCGGTCTGGGAGTCAATCGTAGTGAAGCCGTGAGTCATCTGGTATGTCTTAAAGCGTGTCATTAGAAGGTACTCCATATGTCTGCGTAAGTTTGCGTTGCCCGATCCCCCCATGCTGTCGAGTAGTCGCTTGCGCCTGTAATGAATTCTGCTAAGTTAGTCGCAATAGTAATTCGTTTGATAGCCCACCCCCCTGCTGTGTTAGCGTCTGCGTAACCGTAATACTTATATGTTGCACCAGACGTGTCCTTTTGTATATAGCTATAAACAGCTAGCGGGCTAGACGATCCGCCAGATATACTCGCTATTGCTGCGATGATTTCATCTTGTTTGGCTGTCGTGGCAAGGTTTTGCGTGTTGATCCCCGATGATACGGCTGCCGTCATCGCTGTGTAGAATGACTTGCCGTCAGACAATCGAACCGCCATTGGCTTTTTCGGGTCGGTTGGGAATACAACTTCCTGCTTTTCAACGTTTACAATCGGCTGCTTATCGCTGTCCAGTATCGCTTGCTTAACAGCTTGCAACTCACGTGTAAGTTCCGACAAGTTGCTGACTTTGATCTCTTTAGCAATCGCTTGTTCAATGTTCTTTATTGTGACGCTATCTAAGGGCTTGTGCGAGCTTTCTTTGATGATCGTGTATAGTTTGTCACCTAAAGCGTCTAGACCGCTTGTAAAGTCCTCTATATTCGTTATAGCCACTTCTTTTTCAGTGTTAACCTTAACAGTACCCGACACTTCCAGCTTATCGGGGTTGTTTGTTTGTTTAACAACTAATTCGTTGGTTAACGCTTCCTTTAGCCCATTGATTTCTGTGACCAGGGTTTTAAGGGTGTCTAGCTGTTCCTCTTGGAGTAATTCCTGCCCTTTGTCCATAATTTAATCCTGCAATCGTTTACCATACGGCACTAAGCTGCACTTACAATTCGGGTGTAGTGGTGGTGTTGAGATATCCAAGTAATCTATTTGCATTTGTGCACCGGTATCAGTAGTTAGCACATCGCCTATACCGAGAAATGGTTTGCCGATCTCCTTAGTGTTGGCTGCCATTGTGTTGCAGAACTCGCAAGCCCCAGGGTTGACGAACCATTGCACTTCGCTATAACCGTTCTCGAAGTAAGTTTGCTGTGCTGCAAGGTTACTGGCTCGGCCACTTTCAGTCTTTGCAATACGATCCGCTCGGTAGCCTTTAGCGTCAGTGTAAACAGATGATACTCGCTTGCTGATCTTGTTCAGGCTTTCGCCGTTGGTTACACCTTCGCCGATTGTCTTTTCTAATGCTTTAACCGTATCAGTGTTGTATGCCCCGGCTATTTCCTTAATCTGCGCTTCAATAGTTCGGCGCATTTCAGTGGTGATAGTAATCAGCTCGCCAGATATAAAGTTAGCAGCGTCAGCTAATTGCGCTTCCATTAGGTCAACTATTACTGGCAACATGGCTGCCGTCAAAACTTCGCTTTCCTCTTTGACGTTGAATAGCCATTCCTCGTAAGCTTTGTTCTTAACATCAATCTTATTCTGAACTTTCTTTTCCTGATCGTCAGCAAATCCATCAATTACGCCTTTGAGCTTACCGGCGTACACATCATTGATCTCATACAGCCGTTTGCGATATTCTTCTTTCTTGTCTTTGTCCGCTTTCTCTACCTCGAACTTAGATAACTTTTTTGCGAGTGTTACCCTCGCCTTCTGTTGAACAGGCTGCACTACGTTCTTAGGCTGCAATATGTCGCCATCAGGCAATGGTTCGTAACCCATTCTTGCACGTACTTCATTCACCGTAAGGGCTACGTTGATAAGGTCTTTCGATTGAGTGTGGTTAAACTCCTTATCTTCTGGGATCGGGCTTTCGTGTGATACTTTGACGTTGCCTGACGTAATCGCACCAGTTCGGCCATTCATCGCAATAAGCGTTTCATATATGCGATCAAGCCGTTTCATCATCGGGTCAATCTTTTCTTTGGTGAATATGTAGTACAAAGCGTCAATACTGTTACGGCCAAAGCCATTGTCATCTGTACCGCCCAGGAGTGGCTTCGGTACTTCAAGCATAGTTAGTACGTCGTCTTTAGCCATCTTACGTGTGATCTCTTGATCAACGTCTTGCAAGGTAGCACCTACGGCCTTGAACTCGGCCTGGCCACCACGAATGAACGCCGTCTTACCAGCATTTTCTGGACCTTCGTAACCTTCACGCCATTGCAGCGCGAATTGCTTAAACGTTTCCTTATCCATATCTGGTAGCGATACGATCCCCGATGGACTAGCGTTGTTACGCATATAGTTAAGTGTGAAGCTTGTAGTAGTAAGCTCGATATCTACGTATTGGCTCGCGCGTTCTAACACGCTCATACCACGCCATTCGTTAAACGGATTGGGTCGCTTATCGTGATAGACTTCATCAGGCAATAACGGCACTTGGCTGCCATCATTCTTGTGTAGTACGTAACCGACTAACTCACCACCAGATATCTTTAGTTCTACCTGTGTAGGGTTCAGCAAGTAAATCTCTTTGACTTTATTGCTCGTTTCGCCTTTGGCTAGATACCAGAACGTTTCGCCGTATATTTCAGTTAACATACCCCACATATGAATAAAGTCCGATGACGTGCGTTGTATCGGGTTCGGGCTGTTGAATACTGTATAGAATGGGTGGGTCTTGGCTGGCTCGCCGTTGGCTTGAATAAGTAACGGAACGTAGTCAGATAGCGAAGCCCCGATCTTATCAATCGCTTTATAAGTAATACCTCTGACTTGTTCCCTAGGATTGAAGTTTGTGCCATTAGCGTAGTTACGCATGACCTGACCTGATACTGAATTACCGAGTGTTGGGGATAAAAACGATTTGTAAGCGAGCTTGAAGCGATCTGTAAACTTCATATGAGCCTTTCATAATATTGGCGTTCTAGACGCTCTCAAAATAATTGTAGCATAACTTGTACAGTTACATATAAATATCGTCAAGGGATAATGTTTTACCTTGGTGATAGCAAATAATACAGGCGTCAGCTATATCAGGTGATCTAAAGCCACGTTTCTTATATTCTTGTTTGCCTTCTACCCTGCGCTTGCCTCTAACGTCTTGTGTCCAGTTACGTGTCGATAATTCCATAAGTAAATCGCTGTGCATTGGTAATTGGATTTGGTTAAGCACTTCGGCCATATTAAACCACGCTTCACTGATCCAATTTGGGTATTTATCTTCGTCAGCAGCTTTGCCACCAAAGTTAATTGCGATCACGTTGTATCCACGCTTCATTAGTTCATCAGTTACGCCACCGCCAACACCAGTGTCATCTACCTTGATCTGTGCTTCTTTATCAAAGTCAGCGAATTGTTCTAGCCTATCGCATATTTCTGGGGTTCGTAGTTTCGTGTACGTTCTAAAGTCAGTTGATTTAAGCCCTTTGCGTTTCCAGAACACTGTCCTATCATCTCCCATACGAGCAACGTCAACGCCGATAATAACTGCGCCATCGTCATCAATCTCACGCCTCATAGCGTCAAGTATGTTATCCCGGTTCAGTATAGCTTTGTCTGACTGCGCCAATGGTTCGCCCAGCCACTTATGAGCGTATAGGCTTGGGTTGTCTTTGTCGGCCTCTATCTCGGTTTTGATAACATCTGGCAATAGGCCAACGCTTTCCAACACATCAAAGTTTACTTTGCGAGCATACGTGCCGGGGGGTGGTTGCATAACGTAGCGCACGAATACAGGATCAAGCTCGTTGAACCTATTAAACGTGTAGATAATCTGGCTGCCGGGTTTACGAATGGTCGGCGTCAAGATATCCATGCTAGCGTCAGTAATGCTCTGGGCTTCCTCTACCCAACAAACATCAATGCCTTCAGTGGACTTAATCTCGTTTATATTATGCTTTAGCCCCTTGAATAAAAACTCTGTGCCTGTGTATATGTTGGTTATACTATCACGCTGCACCAGGTACTCGGTCATCTTGTGTTTTTCTATTAGATCAGACAGCAACTTATGCACACTGTCTTTAATCGTGTTCTGAACCTCACGTGTACAAAGAATACGCAGCTTGGATATCCTGCCCCTGATCAGTAGTGACTGCCCGACTGCTTGCGACTTGCCACTAGCCCGGCCACCATAGTAAACAATTGTTCGCCACTTAGGATTGAATAACTCCTTGAACGGGGCTAATACTTGTATCTCATTCTGCTTGGTCTGGGTTGTCATCGCCTACAAACTTCACAAGTGATATTGTCAAAGGCTCATCGCCAGAAGTTATATCAACGCTCGTACCAAACTCCTTCTTGCGCTTACGCTCTAAGTACCACTGGGCGTTCTTGATATCCCTATCTATATTCTTAACTATCATCTGTTTTGCCTTGAGTATAGGCTCAGACTTCCATGCACTTATTTGCTCCAAAAACTCAGGGTGACTCTCGATATAGTTATATATAGTATTTGGGGATATGCTGGCGTAGTGTGCTGCCTCTTCATTGGTCGCTCCAATCAGGTATGCTTGGCGTAACTTGTCTATTGTTTCTGGTGTCATTACTGTTGGTCTTGCCATTATTCTACCCTCGGTGTTACTTCTTGCCATTCATCCTCTTTGCCTATGAACTTAGCATACCTCTTTCGTATTACATCTGCATACTTAGGGTCAAGCTCCATACCATAGCAAGTGCGGTCTGTTTGTTCACAAGCTATGAGGGTAGTGCCTGTGCCCATAAAAGCGTCATAAACACTATCGCCAGGCTTGGTAAAGTTAGTTACAAAGTGGCTGGCTAGTGCTACGGGCATGGTAGCACCATGTATATCTGCGTTCTCATTCTCTGAACCAGCGTTATTTGTCTCTATATAGTTTGATACGGTACCCCTGAAGTTTGCTGTTGTGACAGCTCGGCTGGCATCGTCTTTTCGTGAGAATATGAAGATACACTCCACTTGGCTATTCATTACATTTTCGGCCATAGCAGGTGCTACTTGGTTCTTTTTCCAAAACGCCACATCGACGAACCTGTCCCTCTCTGACGCAATAAACCTTAACAAATCACGCTTGTTGTTAGCTAGGAACTGAATGTTTATAAATTGGTACTCTGTCTTTTCTTGTTCTAGCTGATAGAACATCGTTATAAGCTTAGCCCAGTCATCGTTACTATCGTCGTAATCCTCGTAGAAGTTTACTGTGTCTTTAACGCCTTTCTTCCTTTCACTAAGCATTGGTCTACGAGCTGCATTATATGGCGGCGAAGTAAAAGCAATGGTGGCCTTACTGAACAGCTTATTAACATCGTTTGGTTCTGTAGCACTACCACACATAACCCTATGTTTACCAAGTTGATATATCTCGCCTAGCTTACTAACAGGTTGCTCCTGGCTGACCTCTGGGGCTCCATCTTCTTCGACTTCGGTTGGCGATAGGTCAAGCGGTTCTAATGCGTTTAGTCTTAGACTCTCATAATCATCATCCAGCTTTAGCTCCTCAAGTATCTCACTTAGTTTCAGGTCATCATACTTACCACTTATGGCTGTACTGTTCATTATTACATTCAGCTTCTTTTCTTGGTGTTTGTCCAAGTCAACTACATTACATACAGCCTCTTTCATTCCTAATGCCAACATTGCGTTTAGCCTTTGGTGTCCACTAATAAGTGTCATGTCCTTATTCACAATGAGGTTCTCTTGCTGCCCGAATGTCTTAATGCTGGTCTTTAAGCCCTCGAACTCGTCTTTGGTTATAACACGTGGGTTATATTCGGCTGGCCTAATCTGGCTAATTGGCAGTGTTTGTATATTCATTATTGTCCTTTCATTCCTGTATCATACGCCACTTGCCAAGTTCCCTAAAGAACGTGGCGTTGCAAGTGCTGATATCTGATACTTGGATTATACCAGATTTTGTCCTGTGGCCTATATGCAAGTCCATATCGGCTACTTTGGGTGCGTCAATGCTCAAAAAGTAATTCACGTCAGGTCCCCAATGTTCATCTATCCACTCACACTTACCAGATAGCCAAATATCTGCCGAAGTTAAAAAGCAGTACATCCCCATGGCGTTTACTTCTTTAAGCCCATGATCCTGATAATTTGCCGACGCTAGCACTGTACGCTCATCGTTCAAATGCCATGCGCCCAAACAGTACAGCCCATGCCTACCAACTTGCACGCCTGAATACACTTTGCCAGGATCAGCTATGTAATGCCCAACTAATCGTTCTAATGCGTTGCGTGGTAATACGCTATCCCCTTCAATCTGCCACACTAAATCGGGCTTGTACGTTTCGACCATATCCCAAAGGATATTATGGTTACGTGCTATGCGTTCTCGGCGTGCCTTGATCCCAACAGCGGGGTTTTCATCAACATAAAACGCTACATCATCAGGCTGTATTGATTGCTTTGCGACCTCGCCATGTATGAATTCCTCGTTCTCTATCTGACCTATGCACAAGATTTTCATAATACACTCGCTATCGCTTCCTGCCATCTTGGCAATAACGTTTTCCAACTTATCGTATCGGCTATGGCGTTCGCTCGGCGTGATTGTTCCGCTATATCTGCGTTCCTGAACCACTCTAGCCTATCCTGCAATGATCGAACGTCAGTTTCGTATATATCCACCCTAAAACGTGGGGCGAAGTGATCTGTGGCCTGTGCTGCGACCAACCACTCTCTCGGCAGTATGTTATTGTTCGGCTCGATATCTGGCATGATAACTGGCATACCCGAACTCAACGCTTCATTCAGTGGCAAGCAGTTGCCCCCATATTTACGTGGCAAAACGAATATATCCCCTAACTCATACAATCGTTTGTTATCCTGAATATCTGTATAAACTGTGCTATAAGAATAGTTCCTGCGTAGTGTCCAGGCTAAGTCTTTGTCTTGCGTAGTTACGATCCCACCGGGACAAGCTCGCATAAACGTGTAAGTACCATTACGATCATTGGCTGCCGGCTTACCAGTGAAATGAATAAAGTCTGCTCGGTTGCGTTCTCGGTAAGGATATTCGTCGCGATCTACAGGGTGGTGCAACTGCACAACTCTAGTGCCTCTGCTCTCGGCGTGATCTGTAATAGTCTTTTGTAACCATACACTTGGTAAGATAATAAGATCGGGCATATCAAAGTTAGGGTAGGCCATGTGATCGTAAAACTCTGGGTTTTCAACGCAAATCGTCTTTATACCGCGTCTGCGAGCTTCAGCGTATAGATTAAGGTTGTAGGGCGTTTCAGCTGTTAAAAGTACATCTGTGTCATCGAGAATACGCTGTATATCATCTTCAGTAGGTATGCCTTGAATTGTGAAGTGTGCATTATACCAATCAGGGTTTTGGGCGTTGCCGTTGAGTATGCTTAGATCAATAACCACTGTCTTGTTCGGCTTGAGCCATTTGTAATAATCCCTCGTCTGATAACCAAGCCCTGTCTGATCTGCCCTAGCGAGTAAGGTTAAGCGCATTTCATCGCTCTATACTTCCTGGCCTTTAATTTGTGGCATTCGTTACACCTGCGCCTTCCATTATTGACGTATAAGTTTTTACCAGCCAACTCATGCCCATGAATACAATGTGTTTGCATTTTCTTTTTGAGCGTAATTGACTCGCCCCTATGCCAATTTGTGTAGTTATCAACTACTTCCAAATGATCGGGGTTGACGCAACGTCTTACCCTGCACAAATGATCAAGGTGTTGGTTCCTCGTCAACTCAACCTTATTGTGAACTTGGTAATACCACCTGTGAGCGTCAACTATCTTGTCGCCGTTGTTAAACCTTGCGTACCCTTTATTGGTGTACTTTGCCCACTCCCAACAACCGTTATCTGATATAACGTAGTTCCTTGAAAACCTAGTTATTGGATCGGTTTTAGCCCTCATGGTTTCAGTATAACACATTTTATTATAAGCCCCATATTTCGTCATCAGAAGTAAACTTCTTACCACCATCTCTGCCGTCTAAGGTGTAAGATCGCTTTATGTTTTGGGGATCTGGGTAGTATATCCAAAGTCTATGGCGATACCAGCCTATCATGTCGTCTTGTGAGTAATCCTGTTGAACTACTGAATGGAAAGTATCTTCGATGAATGTTTTTTCTGGCACGTTCGGCAATACGACTTCCCGATAGTACGATACTGTGGTTAAGTGGGGTCTATTAGACCATTGGATTGTTTTCATAAAGCCCTTTTTATGCCCAAGCATTAGGTGATTGTGTTCTGTCGGTATTGTACCCTCAAAATGAAAGCGTATCGTGTTGGCTTCACCTGAGTATATGAAGTCTTTGCATTTCTCAAAGTTGATCTTGTGATCTGTGACCAATGGGCAATCGCCCTCAACGTACAATAGTAACGGTGTTTTAACTTCGCTGATCGTTGCCCTCATCATATCTGTTTGGTGAGAATGCTCATCGAATATAAACGGCGTAACGTTGGTATATTCATGTAAACATTTCCAAAGAATACGGTTTTTGTAAGTATCGTAATCAGCCTTGCGGTCTTGCTGTTCTTCTCGCAGCCCATCAATTTGCATGATGATGTCCGCCTTCGGCAAGTGGTGGCGGATTGACGCTATCGTTTCATCAATGATAAATGTGTCGGGGTGGCTTGGCAGCACACTCGTCGGTATTACTACTGTCACATCTCGGTCAATCATAAGCTCTCCTTTCCCTGGCCTTTTCCCTCGTGCAAGCTCTACATATCCTTGCACCACGAGCAAATCTTGTATTCTCTAGCGTAAACTTATGTCCCCTTACGCATCTCTCCTTATATTTACCTGTGTTCGGCGATTTGTGTTCTGCTTGCTCAATCCGCTTTATCTGGTTGCAGTTGGCGCAAAGCAATTGGTAAATTTCTCGGCTTGTATCGTTCTCAACAGCTTTGTATAGTTTATATGCAGTCGCCCTAGCTTCGTCTTGTCGGCCACCGCCATTTATATGATCTATTTGCAACGCTCGAGGATCATCGAAGCTGCATTTTACGCACTTGCCACCGAGCAATGCTATGATCTCAAGCCTGCGTTTTGTACGTCTTGCTTTTGCTGCTACTTTGTGCGCTTCTGAATTTTCCAAGTATGCCCTATGAGCTTGAGCGCTTATTTCTAATTCGTTATCAAAGTAATATTTTTTATGTTGCTCTTTACGTTTCGCTTTGTTAGCTGCGTAGTATTCCTTATCGTATGCTTTCTTTATATCCTTATCCATATTGACTCACAATCTTATGCTTAAACTTACGTTTCCACTGTAAATACCAGGCTGTTTGCTTGTGTATATTATGCGGGTAATCGTCTTGCAAATCGCCTACTATATCTGGCAAGGCGAACCAGTTTGTGCATTTCGGGAATGGCACAATATCCTCGAACAACCAATCCCAATACTCCATCGACTCGCCAGCCGGGGTTTTGTTATCTGCTATTACTAAAGCCATGCATTCCAACGCCTCAAAGGTTCTGAAGCTGTCAGGTATAACTGCGCCACTAGGGCATAGCGCAATCGTGGCTTTTGCCATGTCTTGATAGTATTCCCTTGGTGATACGCCCTGCGTAAAGCCCTCGGTTTTGACGATCTTCACGTTCTGATAACGTGGGGCGATCAGCTCCATAGCTTCGACTAATTCCTCACGCCTGTTATGCGTTACTTGCCCAGCGAAGTATAAGCTATATTCCTTGGCACAATAGTCAGGTAGGTTTTCCCTCATGTGTTTGGGGTAGCCTGTACCGAGTTTGTTATAGTTATCGTGTTTGCCTATGTGCGGGTTTTGCACCCATATATGAACGCTTGGGTGTTCGATCTTATCAATATCAAAGTCGGCTTCTTCATCGCCCATCAAGAATAAAACTACGTGGCTGATCTTAGCCATTTCTTTATTGACCTTATCCTCGATACCGGCGTGGTGGCGAGCTGGGATAACTACGATTGCCCGATCATCGCTCGGCAGCGTTTTGCAGGATATCATCTCAACGCCTAACTCTTGTAATGTGTCGTGTAGTAGCCCGAAGTCCCACTGATCGGATATGTTAGCCTTATCGTTTAGGGATAACAGGTACGCTTTCATCATAGCCCTATCATTCTTGTTACTCGCCTTTGCTAAAGTAATAGTGCTGCTCGTGATCTTTAGATAGGAACTCGCCCTTATAGCCTAAGCTTTCCATAAATTGAACCGTGTCAGTATCTTTAATGCCGTAGTTTTCTAGGCCGAGATCATCATGTATAGATACCCAAACCTTGAGCTTATTGTTTTTGAGCGTGTTGATTGCGCCCCTAAGTATTAAAAGCTCGCTACCTTCTGTGTCCATTGTCAAGGCGGTAGGTGTGATACTTGTCTTTGCTACGTAGTCATCGAGCGTCATTTCTGGCACGTTTTCTTGATTATCGTGTATGTATTGATACTTGTTTTTGTCGATCAGATCGCCTTCAGCTGCTGTCGGCCACGTCTTGAACCCTTTGCGTTTGTCAGTTGTCTTATCGCTGAAAAATCCGTCGTAAAAGGCCAAAGGCTTTTTAACAAAGTTCTTTTCCCATAATGCTTTAATGTTCGGCCAGAACTCCTGTGTAGGTTCGATCAACACCATGTTTTCTGGTCCGACCATATCCGCATAAGCCAAGTTGCACCAGCCTTGTTCAGTGCCTATATCAAACAGAATATCGCCTTGCTTTAAGTGCTTGCGCATACTAAGCACACGCTCAACTTCCCAATAGCTAAACACGTCCCAACTGGCTAGCGGTTCGTTGAGCCAAAACTCATACAACCACTTTGCGCTTTCGTCATCGGTACTTAACGGCAATTTTATGTACCGTACCTTTTTCCACTCAATATCGTTTAAGGCTATAAACTTCATACCAACCCAAAGTAATCTAGTATAGTCTGCACCCGGTTCTTATACGTGTGCTTTTCTGCTGTGATCGTTTGGTTCTTTTTAGCGACCTCGGCTGAATTGCCATCTAGTGAGAACTTAATCGTGTTTTCTAAACTCTCCCAATTGCCCCATTCATACATTGGCATTTCAGGGTAGATATCTTTTAACTTATCAATTCGTGGCATGATTAGGTTGCTGCCCCGGCCTGTCGCTTCTGGTACTCGATCTGACCAGTATTGGCTGGCTTCCTTTTTAACACATAAGCTATCGCCAACGCTGACTTTGCCTGACGCATAAAAGTCATTCATATTGTCATCTCGATCAATTTTTGGCTCATCGCCCCCAGGGTTTCGGAACGACCAGCCATTACGCTGGCACATATCCCTTAACGCATTTAGAAGCTCTTGGCGATATGTCCAAACATCTTCGTGATATCCAATGCCATTCGAGCCAACAAAGCTTACATCGTGCTTGTATTCATCTCTAGGCGTACCAAAGTGTGCTGCGGTATGTCGAACGCCTGGCATAAGCCATATGTGGTTCTTGCCTAACTTCTCCCACTCGCCCTGCCAATCGCCATCAGCTGTGAATAACGTGCTTGTGTGGAACATAGGTTCGAGCCACCATTTGCGCCCACCCCTGCTTGTGCGCCAAAACGTGTCGAGGTGTAAGGTTGCACTCGGTATGCCGGCAGCAGCTAGATCGTGGATCAGCGTAATATAATCGCCTAAATTAAAAACATCGCCCCACGTACCTGTATGAAGTAATAGATCAGATTGTAGTGCCTGGCTGCGTACTTGTTCGAGTGTTACCTGATTTTCTTGCAACGCTACGCACGTATGCCCCAGAGCTTCAATAGCAGCCTTCACGTCATTTTCTGTCGTATATGCACTAGAAAAGTTACCAATATAGCAAATACGTATGTTAGACATTCAACACCTCAATCCTATTCTTAATACCTAAATCATACCGCCTATGACACTTACAACAAAGTCTTGCCCAATCTGAACGATTAAGTTCATACTCCCCACTTATGTTTGCCCACTCAAATTTCTTTGACTCATACGTTCCGCAATGCTCGCATTCACTTGGCGTACCGAATTTTCGCCTAACCCAAGCATGAATGGTTGTGTATGTCCTCGGTGTAGAATGCGTCTGATATTGGTTATGACAATCAACAGAACAAAATATTTGTTTTGTTTTTTGAGCCATCATCTTTTCAACCCCACAATTCTTGCACGACCACGCTGTTTGTTTAAGTGCTGCTGACATTTTTCCTGCTTTTGCGCATATATCCCTATGTAGCTTTGTTCTTTTGTAAACACCCTTAGGCATAATTAACTCCAAAAATAGGCGCACCACCGCTAGATAATGCGCCTATTGTCATATTTAATTTGCTAGCGGTGTACTTCATGTTTACATTATATCAAAGTGTTTGCATTCACGTCTATTAGTTTTATTGACATGGCATTCTCGGCACAAGTATTGCAGATTAGATACTTCATACGCCAGGTGAGGGTGTGATCCCCGATTAAGGATATGATCCACGTCTAGCGTTGCGCCATAACCTCCCCGACCACAACAGGCGCAGAACCTACCCTTTTGATCCAAATAAGGAATGGCCACTGTATCTCTAAACAGCGACCATTTCTTTCTGCCCTTGCCACTCTGCTCTATTGCTTTGCGTTCCTTATGCCGAAAACATCGGTTGGACTGCGCTTTGTTCCCACAAACATCACAATAGGGCATTTGTACCTCTGAATTACTCTGTTTTACTATCTATCAAAACTTCAACTTTATCAAGCAAACTGTGGGCTACTTTCGAGAATTCATCAGCGTCTTTGCCTGGTTTGCGATCCCTGTGTTCGTCAATCTCTTTTGCGTTGAGCAATAACACAACTTGTAGCATAGCCAGCTCATCAAAATTTACTGGCAATAGGTAAGTATTTTTCATCATATCATTTCCCCAAGCTTATCTTTCACTAGCTTTTGCACTTCGTCAAGCAATGACTTTGAGTCTTTTGCGTAGTTTTCTAGATCTTCTTTCGTAATGTCCTCGTCAGGAGTAAGCTTTTCTTTTTCTATCCAAAGTAGCGTACTTTCATGATTTGTCTTGGCTGCAATTGCCAATATGGCAAGTTCGCCAGTTGTAAGTGATAGTGTGTATTTTCTTTTTCTTTTCATACTGCAACCTTTTTATGAACGTATCGTGACTTTAGGCCACCGATACGCCCGGCTTTCCGAGCTAACTCAGGGTTGGCTGCGAACCCTCCGTTACGTGATTTTTGCCCACCCATTGCACCGATCTTTTTGTAAAAATCAGTGCCATAAAGCTTTTTGTTAGTTTCAGCTGCTAACTTACCGCCTTCTAATGTTCCTGCCATGTTATTCTCCCTTCGCTTTTTCTACTACCCAGCCAGCTACGGTTGCAACGATCATAATAACGATTACGACCACATAATAAAGCACGCTGAGTAGTGCCATGCCTAGTGCAAAATAGAACCCAAACTTTATTACTTCCCACATTATTCTCGCTCCTGTAATTTCTGTTCAACTAACTTGTTAATTCGATCTTCCTCGGCCATTTCTTTAGTGACCTTTTCGTATTTCTCGGTAATGTTTATAAAGCGAATTGCTACAACTGCCAGCCCTACATACAAAGCTCCACCTAAAAATTCGTAACCATCTCCGCTAGTGAACGAACCCAATATTGCCAATGCACCGAGTGCTATTGATAACCATATATAAACTTTTGCTAATATTCTCATTTATCTTATCCTTTCGTTATCGTACTGATCGCATTCAACTAAGTAACTTGTGCCTAAGCTGTCCTTTGCCCACTTGTAATACTTTGGTTTGAACTCGACTTTGCCATAATCCTGGCCTAATGTTATTTTACGAACCGAACCGCACTTGCTGCACGTTGCATAATCTTGCGCATAAACTTCCTTATGCTTATCAACACCGCATGGCTTATTAGCCCAGATGACCCTATTCATTGATCATTCTTATTAGCGTGCCTGAACCGATTGACGCTGCAAATACTAAGTACGCCACTGCGCCTGTGTACCAAAAGTTACTTAGTAATATGGTTATGAACATAAGGTATATGCCGTAAGCCATGGCGAACAACGCTACTACCCCTACTGTTAAAGTTAAAATTGCCCTCATCACTCCTCCTAAATCCTTATTGCGAACTGCTTATAATATGCTTCTACGAACTTTGCTACTGCATTATTCTTACCGCCAACGTGCCATTGTGTGACATCTCGTGGCTTACGATATTCTTTCCAATCGTAGATCGTGGCTACACCTTCAGGAGTTCGTAACTCCCATTCGCACTGTGTTTTATCGCCACCCCAATACTGTGGTGCGCCGAACACTTGAACCATGCTGTCGAAGGTAGCGTTAATCAATCCCTGGTAGCTTGTACCATTGACCAATTCTCGATCCTTGAGTGGCTTGATATCCTCTCGTTCGATTTCTATTGTTATATCCATTTCTTGTCCTTTCGATTACTTTACCCTTCAATTATATACCTAACTATATAACGTGTAAAGCCCTTTTGGTTACTTTATTTTGTAATCTCTTACAATAATATAAAGTGCGTTGCCGACTGTTGTCTTGTGCTTTTTAGCAACTAGCTTGATCTTTTTGCGTGTTTCAACTGGCACGTCGGTTAGTAGCCATTTTCTAATTACTTCCATTTTAATTCCCTATTCTTAATATTAGTATGATTAGCAGCGTGTTTATAATGATAACTGCTATTGCGTTGCCTGGCGTATAAGGTTCTCTGGCCTTGCCAATAGCCCCGACAACTCCAAGGCTATTGATCGTGAATAAGGCTATTAGCACTATTTGTTCCCATTGCATTTATTCGTTCTCCTTCTTATTTTCTCGAACCATTAAGTATTCTGTTTCGCTGGCTTCGATCCCCGGTATCACCTCGCCAGTCTTTTTGAGTTGGTGGTCGGCATAAGCCAGGACCTTCTTTTTATCCAACGTTGTTATATAGAACTCGTCGGTGGCAACGTCTGGCTGTTCCTTTAGGTAGTCGCCAACCACACGCTCATTTACAGAGTAAACAGGCTTCTTAACAATTGATACCGTTGCATTGTCGGTCTTGATGGACTTGAGGCCTACTTGCTCAAGTTCGTGCATAAGCAAGCTCTTGGTATTGTCCATGATCGCCTTCGTTCCCTCGTAGGCTGCCTTTGAGCTTAGATATGCTTCTGTCAGTTCGGTGAGTTTACTCAAAATTTGGTTCCTCATTGAGATAGTTTTCGATAGAGTCGTTCCCCTCATCGGGCTTGTAGTCCTTTAGTGCAGATATAAGCCGGCTGTAATCATCGCCTGACACTGGCACTTTTTTGCCAATGAACAGCTCGATCATCTCGCCAGCGACTTTGCCTGTAAAGCCATGCTGCACCATAAGCTCCCTGGCGTACGTTACTTGTTTGTCACTTGGCTTACCTGGGGCTTTAGCTACGTGTTGCGTATTGTCTTGGCTGTCAGCGTCTTTGGTATCGTCAATTGCTAGTAAACCATTCAGTGCGTACTTACGAGCGTATGAACTAGCTGCGCCTGTGATCTGCGCTTCGTCCATGCCTTTTTTGTCTACGGCTTCACGTGCGTAGGCTGTAACGGCAGCATGGTTCGTGCCGTCACTGATCGTGGCGGTTGCCTTCACATAGTTAGCCTGGCCAATGTTGACCACCTCATCTGATAAACTAACCACCAAGCCTTTTTCTTTTAATATCGGCTTCAACGCTTCCAATATCGACTCGCAGCTGCGGTACTTGTAGCCGCCAAAATTGTTGTTTAAGTCCTTTGGGGCTTTCAGCGATTGCTGCACCTCGACCATACTTTTGTGAAATTCTATATCCATAACTTGTCCTTTCTTGTTACCTTCTAATTATATATCAAAGTATATATTAAGTAAACCTTTTACTAAGCTTCTTTTCTAGCTGCGCCCAACGTTGCGCTTCATCGGTAAGGTTGATTATATTGACACTAATCGGCACTCGTTTAGTAGTGCGATATATCTTGATCTTCATGCTTCCTCCTTACTCTCTAGTTCCTTAAGTTCGTATTCTATATCGCCTATCCGCTTGCATAGTACCGAGTAGGTGGCCTCAAATGCGTGTTGGCTTGTTAAGTCCATGTACCGCTTGAAGTCTTGAAGCGCCTCCAGGCTTGCTCGTACTCTAGCTTCTTGTCTTTGTTTGCTAATGAGGTGCATGATAGCGTCTGTTGCGACATCAAGCGTGGTACTCGGCATTGCTCCACCGCCATAACCTACCAGCACATCTTCGACCATCTCTTTCAATTCTTCTAGCTCATTAGCTGCCTCTTTGGGTGTATCTTCTTCTTTCGGCGGAGATTTTGGGTGCATCAGCTCGGCTGGGTAGCCTGTGTGTTGCGCATACCTCTCTTCCAGGTCGTTCAGCTCGTCTATAACCTCGTTGAGCTTGTCTACCAAGAACCACTGTGGGTAATCATCATCACCTTCAACCCCACCCTGCAATCGTTTTATCATTTTGCTTCCTCCTTACTCTCTAGTTCCTTACTTACTTTCTTTCTTGGTTAGCTTTGAGGTAGGTTCCCTTTTCTTTTTGGCGAAGTTGTAGAACGACAGTGCTGTGCCGTCAGCTATCCTAATAGTTAGCCAGTCGTCAAACAGCTCTAGTACCGACCCCTTTACATTGATATGCATATTCCCCTGGAAGCTACCGAAGCATGAGTCTGCCAAGCTCAGGTCTGGCATATACTCGTCTGACCAGTCCTTACCACCAATATGAAAGTAGAACTTTGTGTCGGCTCCCTCAGCGTTTACCAGGTAGTAGCTATCACACCCACGCCAGTTAATATCCCAGCCTATCGCTTTCAAGCAGTCCACAAAACGCTGCACGGTTATAATCTTGTATGTCTTGGGCTTCTTGTCCACTTAATCCTCCTTATATTTATCGTTAAACTTACCTTCGAGTTTGGTTAGAACTGGTGTTATAGTGAAATCTTCGTCATCATATTCCATATTATTTATCATCTCCAACGCTTCTTTAAGGAAGTGTTCTCGTATGGCGGATTTAAGCTCACCATAGAGTTCCATCAGCTCGTTATATTCTTCCAGGGGCTCCCCAAGCATATCCCCAACTCTGCCGTCTATATGACAATCGAATGGGAGTATGTACTTGTTGTTGTAGTCAAACTTCCTTAAATAGTCGAGTACTATCTCGTCTAGCCAGTCTTGTGAGTCTTTCATTTGGCCTCCTTTGTAGTCTTGGCTACTGTAATCTCAATGCTGTTTTGTGGGTCAGCGTGTATCTCATAGAAGGTTATATTAGTTGCCCCTTTGAGATTAACAGCCTTAACATTAAAGTTTGCCACAACAGCTCCACCCTGGTTTATGGTCTTTGCTATCTGCCATATCTGCATGTATTGTTTGAGCTTCTTCATCTCTATTTATCCTCTCTTGTGGTTAGCTTGTCCTTTAGCTTGCGTACAGCGTCTTGGGGAGATAGTCTGCTAGAGGTTAAGTATTTACCTGTGTTTGCCCCCGACTTTGCCAACCACCTACCATCTGAGTGTAGGGATAGGCTGCGGAAACCATAACCGCAGTCGTGTATAAGCTTATCTAGTGGGTTACTTGTAGCATACTGCACCTCTCTAGCCAGTACGCCTGGTGGCAACTCTCTATGCCAGGCCACAGAATATACACCAGTCTCCTTATCGTAGAGAATGTCCAGGTAAATATCTTTATACTTCACGCAGCCATCCCAAGCGTAAACGATTGGGTCGATAGCGTAACCAGTAGCTAATCTTGTCTTAATTCGGTTTAGTAGTGATACTCTCATCCTAGTCCTCCTTAATTACTTTCCTTCAACACATAGGTAGCGCCATCAATAACTATCTCTTTAGGGTTGTCTACAGCCCACACCTCATGCTCATCGCCCCAGAGTTTACGGTTGCCACCAATGCCAGCATAGAGATTGAGTATTTTCATTTCCTAATGCTCCCACCATCATCAATAATCGCTTGTTTTATAGCGGTCGGGTCTGTAATGAAATCATCTCTTAAATCAATAACCTGAAGAAGTTTATACAATTTACCGTTAGGAGCAGTACACCAAAAGCTATACGCATACCTGCCTATACGTCTATACCCCATTGCTGTTGCTTTTTCAGAATATTCTTGTTTTCTATTCATTATTACCTCCAACTATTAAACACATTTCTAAACAATCCTTACATCTCCCCTCGATACCTAAACCGCTAGGGTCATATACTTGTGCGTTGCAGCAGTTACTCATCTTGTCCTCCTTAATTACTTTACGAACATCTGCTACCTTCTGCTCGACAAGTTTATGCTGCATATCCTTCAGCAAGGTTTCCTCGTCTATACCCCTTAGCTCAGCTATCTTCCTAGCCAGGTCGCCCTTCATATGTATGAACATTTTGTTGTCTAGGTACAAGCTCTCTAATTCTTCTATAAAGGTTTGTAGTGTGGCTTGTGCTGCTTGGTCAAAGGCTTCTTTTTGCTCGCCCAGGTCAGTGTCATGTCCCCACCAGTTGCCCTCTTTGAACTTGGCTGCAAAGTTGCCAACCAACGCCTCATGTATCTCTTGTAGTTCTGATTTAAGTGACATACTAAAACCAAACCCTTTCTTGATCAGGGCTATCGAACATAGCTGGCTGATCAGCTACTTGCTTTGTGCGTTCTGGTTCCGGCTTCGCTTGTATCGGTTCAATGTACCGGCGAGCCTTAAACTTGCCAACCGATTTCGACTCTATAATGTCGGGGTTTGCTTTAGCTAATTCGCTCATGCGAGCTGACGCTTCCCACCCGACAAAATGATCAGTGTTCATGTCTTGGAAATCTTTAGCAGTAAACCACTGACCGGGATTGTCCTTTAACTTCTTCATTATGATATCTTGCTGTGTACTCATAAATCGTACCCTGGTCGATCTGGTCGTGTCGCATATTCTGTCTGCGGAACTTCCTGTGGCAAGTAATATGGTGTTGGCATTTGCCCTGTTACTGGATCAGGTCCGATCAGCTTCACTGGCTGCGGTTCAACGTAAGGTTCGAGAACTTGCGCCGGGGCTGGGGCTTCTCGAACTATTGGCGTTTCAACCTGTTTGATCGGCATTGTGAATATTGGTTTTTGTATCAGGTAAGGTAGGCATATAGCCATGATCGCTTCCACCTAGCCCTCTACGATCTCGTGCCATTGGCCGGCGTCAGGGTGCAGCACAAGCGCAAGCTCAACTGCTTCCTCGGCTGTTATGCCATCTGTACTAGCGTATAGCGGATAGCCCTGCAATATCTCGAAAGCATAGTCCACTACGGTTTCGTCTTTTACTAATTCGCTTGTTTCCATTTTCTCTGTCCTTTCAATTACTTATACACTCATTATATATAACAAACTATATATTGTAAACACTATTTATTTAGTTTTCTCATTTCGTTTGCTGCTGCCTTTGCAAAATATTTGTCAGGGCAACTGGCGTAGCGTGCGCCTTCTAAAATAATTTGTATAGTAGCTTCTGGCAATTGATTGACGACTTTGCAATACCATTGCAGCCAATTGATATCTCCTTTAAGTGTTTCGATCAGCATTGTAGCTTTCTCGCCAGTCGTAATGTTTTGGTTTTTTGTTTGCTTATTGCCCTTTCTATTAGATCTATTAGAAGTAACTTTGTTACTTTCTATTAGAGTTCTAGTAGATATGAAATTCAACTTTTCCACTTGACACCTCCAGTAGCCTGGGGTAATATAAAGACAACGCAAATGGTACGCCGTCTTGAACACCCTCAAGGCGGTTTTTTATTACTGACTTATGAAAGCTTGCAAGCTAGTTTTCTATCACCCTCCGCCACGCAAATGGTCGAAGTTAAATTCAATTATTACGCACTTACGGTTTTTTGTAAACCTTTTTCATACATTTAGGGCAAATCGTCTTGTTCTTAACTGGAAAGCCTTCGAGCCAATAGTAGTACCACTTCTTAGCGCATATAAGGCACGTTGTGAGCGTTTTCTTTTGTTTAGGTAATACTTTACTCATATCGCTATTATAACGCACCAGAACGCCCCAAATCACGTCAAACCAAAAACCACCAGGGATAAGTCCGGTGGCGTTGGTACTGCAAGGCAATGGATATCCGCTGGAGTTTGAAAGGACAAGAGCGGAACCTGGCAGGTTTCAATCATTATACCATATTTGCGATCATATCCTTGACAATATATAGCAAGTGATATATTATGCCCTTGCTGTAATGTGTGCAGCCAATAATGTCTAGACAATCAAAAGCACCCCCTGCTCGGCAGAGCCACAAGCTTTACGCTAGTGTAGAAAAATGGGGGTGTTTTGTATGAGTGCTGATGGCTAAGCTAGAGCAACTGAGGACTAGCAAATCACCCCCTATTTAGATGTTCTGGGCTGCTGCTTTCCCATTCGGGTAAGTCTACGACCGTTAGCCACTTACGCTGGCACCCAATTGTATTAGTGCTAGGGTATCAAGCCACCTAGCAGCAGATATGGCTCGATATTATCCCTATTGCATTACGAACGTGCTTACAAGAGTAATTAGCAATTAACTTGTTAACTTACTTTGCCAGTTCATTATACTACAACGGCGGTTTGTTGCTTAGCCCAAGCTTTTTATAACAGCCGGGGTTTTGCGTAACTAAGCCTTGCGTAACGTTCGTGTTATACACGATCATAGCGTCTTGGTCAGCAGGACTCGCTACGTTCGGCTGCACTCCGATGAGATGAGTTTTGCCTGACATTCTCGCTATGTTGTTCCAAGTCGATTGCATAAATTGGTATGCGCCGTAAAAGCCGTTACCTGTGTTGATAGCATAATTGCCACCGCTTTCACACATTCGTAGTTTATACAGCCATTCAGCTTGCGACCCGCTAGACGCTTGCGCTACTGGCGTGACTGCGATCCTTTGACGCTCGGCTTCCTGGCGATCCTTTTTGGCTTGCAGTTCAGCTTCTAAGCGTTTGCGTTCCGCTTCTAACTGCTCGATCTTCTTAATCTGATCTAACTTTTCTTGTTCTGTTTTAGTCTTTTGCTCAATGACCTCATCATACTTGCTGTTGAGTTTGATCAGCTCCGACTGTTTACTTTTCAACTCTAATTTTTTAACTTCTAATTCTTGTGCATTGTTCCGTATTGTGGCTATCCCTATGCCGATAAATCCTAATAAGATGATCGCTAGGGCAATAGTTTTAATATGTTTCATAATGCTGGGTTATGCAATTACAGTCAGCCTCGAACCCTATAAACTCCTTTGCTTATTTGCTAAATCGTTTTACAAGTTCTAGTACGGCGAACGCTACTGCCGGTGCTGTAAGAGCCTTGCTTACAAGGTCATCAGTACCCATGTAGATTATAACACTCATAAACGTAATACTTGCAACTACGAATAACATTGCTACGCCGTTGAATGCTGACTTAGCCTTAGCCTTATCGAACTTCTTTTTAGTTTTTACTTGATCTGCCATTTTTGTTGTCCTTTCGTTATGTGACTGTTCCATTATATATCATATTATATACTTTGTAAATAGTTATGCTTAACCAACTAAAAAACCACCCTGTCTGCCGAAGCTTCGGGTGGTTCCCACCTAACCGATACGCAATCTGTGGGCGATCATTCTCGGTTAGCTAGTAAATGGAGCGAACTCACTTTTTACTATATAACCATTATATCACACATTATATAATTTGTAAATAGGTTTGGTGGAGTTTTTAGCAGGAACTCCGTAACCTGATCCTTGTCGGGGGATCTAGAACAACTTGGGCTGACCGTCATCGTGGAATGACTCCCGGCGATAGTGGCTGCTCAAGTGCAACGGCGTTGGCTTGTGGCCGAATGCTCGCTTGAACCAGCGAGCCACGCTGCGATGAACCTTCGGGGGCTTGCCCCACTCGTAGTCAATCTTCATCAGCTTC